ATTTGTTCCTGAATTAAATAAAGTTGGTGTAGCATGAGTAAAATATTTTAAAGATAATAAATCATATGTTTCTTTAATTGAATCAATATTATATCCATGTATATTTACAGCAACTCTTAACCACATATGTTGAGGTCGTTCAACTATTTTATTATTTATTTTAAACAAATAAGATCGTTCTAATGTTTTTAATCCAAAATAGTCAAATAAAAAATCTCTCTCATATTCAATGATATTATTTAATTCAACTTGAAAATAACATACAATATTATAATATTCAGTTGAAATAAGAGGTGAATGGGTACCATTTTCATCTACATTATAGTATAAAGCTTCCATAGTTTTATAGAAATCAGAATTTGTGTTTTTATGATGATTACTAACATAAATTCGTGATGCTAAAATTCCATAATCTGGATGGATAGTAGATAATGCAGCACATTCTTCACAAGTAAGTTCATCAATTTTACTAGTTGAAATTCCATCGTATAATTGATCTATAACTTTAATAGTGAGAGAAGAATAGTTTAGTTCTAGATTTGCATCTTTTCCTTGTTTTTTAATTCGATTTAAAATTTTATCAAAAAGAATAGGTTCATGTGAACCATTTCTTTTAATAACATTCATTTCTTTTTGTGTCATAAATTTATAAATATTATATAATTATATTTTTAAGTGTTTATATTGAATATTTTGGTTATGTATATGAATAATATTGAATTATATATATGTCATTGAAATATTATGGATTTATTTGTTTATTCTTAATGTTACTTATCATTATAGTATATCCTTTAGCAAAATTTAAATATACAGGAAATTGTGGATGTCAAGAATCATTTCAAAATAAAAAACAAGGCATTACATATTCAAATAATATTCCAGAAAATACATATTTATTAAAAGATTATTATCCAACTGATAATAGACTGATTGTAGACTCAAATAATTATTCGCAAAATTGGATAAATTATCCTATATTTAGTTTAGGTTCGTATGAACAGATAACAAATAATTTAAAATATTTTAAAAATCCAGATGAAGGAACATGTGCTCCAGCAGAATTATGTGGTGATTTTTATAAAGATCGTAATTATTATCCTAATATAAATGTATCACATCCTTTACCACCTGTTCCAAATGAAGATGGATTAAGAGTAAATTATTATAGAACAAAGCCTAATTTATTTTTAAGCGATCAACCAGGTCCATTAGTTGGATTACCAGCTTTTCAATAAAATAATATTAAGTAATATTATTATATAAAATAGTATTTTAATTAATATTATTATATGAATATTAAAATTTGCGATTGTTTTACATTTTATAATGAAATAGATTTATTAATATATAGATTAAATATATTATATAATATTGTAGATTATTTTATAATTGTTGAAGCAACTCATACACATGTAGGTAAAGAAAAAAAATTATATTTTGAAGAAAATAAACATTTATTTAATAATTTTAAAGATAAAATTATCCATATTATAGTAGATGATTTTCCATTTAAAGGTGATATTAATATAAATAATTCAGAACAATGGGTAAATGAAAATTTTCAAAGAGATTGTATTTCTCGTGGTTTATTACAAATTCAAAATTTTAATGATGACGATATAATAATTATAACAGATTTAGATGAAATACCTGATCCAAATACTTTGAATAATATTAAAAATAAAAATATATTAGTTGATATAAATTCACTTGAATTAGATGTGTATTATTATAATTTAAATACAATTTTTAAATATAAATGGCATTTATCAAAAATTATTTGTTATAAAAAATATATTGAATTAAATATTTCATGTAATAGTATTAGAGGATTAAATGCTCCTCGTATACAAAAAGGAGGATGGCATTTATCTTATTTTGGAGATTCATCTTTTATTCAAAATAAAATTAAAAATTTTTCACATCAAGAATACAATAATGATTATTATACAAACTTATCTGATATTGAATACAAAATTAAAAATAATAAAGATTTATATAATAGAAACGAACCAATAGAAAAAATAGAAATTGAAAATAATAATTATTTACCAATTGAATATGATAAATATCTAACAAAGTTTTATACTTAAATATAAAACTAATTTATAATAATGAATATTTCAGAAATAAATGATAGACCAAAACAAATGAGAGAAATACAAAAACAGGGATATGAATTATTTGTAAAGAAAAATATAGATTATGGAGATTCATTTGCAAAATATGGAGTTATTGGTGTTTTAATGAGAATAGAAGATAAGATACAAAGAGCAATGACTATTACAAAGAATGGAGTAAATTTAATAAATGATGAAGGAATAAAAGATACATTATTGGATTTACATAATTATGCAGCTATGGCTTTGATGTTATTAAACTAAAATAGTCCATTTTATTAGTTATAAGTAACAAATATAAATAACTTTTTAAGGATGTAGCATTTAAGTATAAATAAAAAAATTGAAAATAAAATATTAATTAAATAAATAATAAACAATCATGTCAACTGATTTATACATAAAATCATTAAGAAAAGATATAGATCATGATAAGATTATAAAAAATATAATAAATAAAATTATTCAAGAACATTCACATTTAACTAGTAATATATTATTCAATAAATTTAAAGAAATATATTTACAAGAAAATCTAAATTGTTATGAAGATTTGGAATATTTTTCAAAATCAATTTTGAAAAATATGTCATATTATGAAATCAAAATAATGATGGTAGAAATTATTATTGACAAAATAAAAAGAAATTTAGATAATTATGTTAAGATATAATTTTATTTCTTACTTTTGGCGCTCGGTGTTCGTATCCTTCTACTTTCTCTCTTTGAATGATTTCCCAAAAGTCTGTTATTAATGGTAAAACATCTTGAAACCATTTTTTATTTCTTTTTACTAATACACAACTAATTTCATCCAATTTCCAATAAATTTGTTTTACCCATATAAAAGAAGGATTATCATTTAATGTATTTTCAATTATTTTTTCAGACCATTCTTCGTACTCTTGAAAAGAAACAAAAAATGGTGCATAAATATAAATAGGACTTCCAGTTTTTTCATCTGAAAAAAATAAAATAATTCCTTTTTTCTCTTCATTTTTAGAGAGAAAAATAAAATCATTTGTATCTCTAAAGAAATCTATTTCTGATTCATATTCAATAAATCTTGTTTCTAAAAAGTCACATTCTTGTAAATCAAAAACTTCCATTTGAAATTGCATTTGTATCCAATATTCTTTTTTAGGAATTCCAGTAATCTCTCTATTAACTATATTTTTTATTTCTAACATTCTTCCAAATCTATTAGAAGAAGGATCTATATTAATTCCATCAGGAGAAGCTCCAATAAAAGAATGTGTTTGATGTTGAATACATCCATATTCACCTATCTTAGTATGATACATATCTTCATATAATAAAACAGATATAGGCTCATATTTTTGACCCCAATGGAGAGAAGAATTTATATTAACTGATTGTTTTGAATTAAAATCATCAATGGATTTACTTTTACATTTTTCATAAATGAGAGAATTTTGTTGACAATTACTTTCAAATATTTTATAAGCATTACTTGCAGTAATAAGATTTTGACGAATATAATACCATTCAGGAGTTTTTTGTTGAGGTTGGATAATATTATTGATTCTCTCTAATTTATTTTTTATTTCTGTTTGTTCTAATTCACTTTGTTGATAACAAATATTATCTTCTGACCTTTTTGTATATAAACAATCATAAAAAATAAAGAGAGAAATATCTAATAATTCATATATATATTCTTCATCTATATCAGATAATAAATCTAAAATATCATTAATCATATTTTCTTCAAAATTTGGATCACTTATAGAAGTAGGGTTTAAATTAATATAATCATCAAATAAATGAAGTAAGGTTGATATATCATCACTTAATATATCGTTCATTATATAAATATAACTTTTAATATTTATATTATATTGTATGATCATTAAAATATTTTCTGATTTTTGTGATAGTAATAATTGCAGAGATATTAGTATATCACTATTAACACAAGAACAAAAAAAGATCCAAGAAGAAAAAAATATTATTATTGCAGGAAATGATGAAATAAATTTTACACATGCCATTATATTAAATTGTGATATGCCTAATTTAAATAATATACCAAAAGAAAATGTAATTGGTTTAGCATTTGAACCAATTACATTTTTACAAATAAATAATGAATTTATAGAATATGCAAAAAAATATATTGGTAAATATTTTATAGGAGACATTCATAACTTACCACATCCATTTATAGAAAACCAAGGATTTTTATGGCATTTACCTCCACCAAAAGAAATAATTTCTAAAAACAAAATAATGAGTATTATTATAAGTAAAAAAATATTTTCTTTCGGACATAAATATCGTCATGAAATTGTAAATAATATTATACATAATAATTTACCAGTTGACATTTATGGATTTGGATGTGATTTATATACAGAATATTTAAAAAAAACAACAGATCCACGATTTAAAGGAAATTTTGAAAATAAAGAACCATATGAAAGTTATTACTATTCTATTTGTATTGAAAATTTTGAGAGTAACCATTATTTTTCAGAAAAGATATCCTCTCCTATAATGTATAATTGTATGCCTATTTATTATGGATGTAAAAATATACAACAATATTTTGAAAATTCATATATTGAATTAAATGGAAATATTGAAAATGATATGAATATTATTATAAGTATTCTTAAAAATCCTATTAAATTTTATAAAGAAACAAAGACTCTTAAGAATATAAAAACTCCAAATTTATTATTAAATATTGATAAATTTTTTTAAACTTTATTCTTTAAAGTTCCTTTTATTTTATTGGAAACAGGTAAACTTTTTAAAGTATGAATTCTATTTTTATCATTTTTTAAACTAAATGTTTGTGTTGTTATATTGAAAAAGAGAGAAGGAATATCTTTAATTTCTTTAGTAGTTTTATCATACAATACATCTTTGACTCGTTGTAACTGTTTATTTTCAATACATTCTTTCAAAAATGTATTTAAATTTTCAAAATTTTGTGTAGATAGATTATTATCTTCAATATATTTTTTAGCAAAAATATTAAACTTCTTTATCTTATTTGTGTTATCCATTTTAGCCCAATTATCATTTAAATTGTGTAATTTATTATCTTCTAAAAATTTGTCTAATAAATTTACATCACTTACATTTGTTTCAATATTAAAACTGCCACCTGAAAGCATAGTTTTATATTGTAAATTTTTTAGTTCAATGCATTCATCGGTTTTAATATTCATTTATATATTAATATATTGTTATAATTTTAACTTATTATATTAATAATTTAAATTATATGCCTTATTTATGAGTAAAATTATTAATATAATAGGAACATCTGAAAAATACCAAATAAATAAGGCATTAAAAATAAAGAAACCAAAAGTAATTCTTGGACCGATTCTAAAAGAAAGAGAGAAAATAGAAGATATTTCTCTCTTAATAAACGAACAAAATACCCATTTACAAAATTTAATGAACCATGAAAATAATAATATTACAAGTTTATTAGAAAAACAAATCAAAAGAAAAATATCTTCTTATAAAAGTCAAGATATAAATAAAAAAAGATATGAAGAAGATAAATTTATTTCTTTTCAAGAAGTAATACTTCTTATGAATGAAGAAGAAATTAAATGTTATTACTGCAAGTGTTTTATGTTTATATTATATGAATTTGCGAGAGAAAATAAACAATGGTCTTTAGATAGAATTAATAATGATTTAGGCCATAATAAAGATAATATAGTATTATCGTGTTTAGAATGCAATTTAAAAAAAAGAAAAATTAGAAAGGAATTATTTTTATTCACAAAAAATTTGAAAATAGTTCAGACCATATAAATAATTTATAATAATATAAAATAATGATACATTCATTTTGGTCTTATGGAGAGAAACCAATTAGATCTTTAAGAAATAAACCTCTTATAGAAAAAGAATCAGAACCAGTACATCAATTTTTATCAGATACACAAACTTCTTTCCAAAGAACAAATAAGAGAGAAGAATCATATAATAAAATGTCCGAAAGGGAAATGATCGGTCAGATTGGATATAACCCATTTAATCCTAAAAATAATTATTTTGAAAATTTAATACAACATGAAAAATTTATAAAAAATGAATAAATAAAATAAGTATATAAAAAATAAATATATATTCAAATAATTATGTCTTTACAAAAATATAATACCCAAAATGATTTATTACTGAATACTTTATTAGAATTTTATAAAAAAGAAGATAATTTAAATAAAATATTAAAAATAATAACAGGAGATACAAAAATTTCATTAAGAATTGTAGATTGGTTTGCAACTAATTATGCAAAAAAAAATTTTACTTTATATAATATAAAAGATTTTAATGGTAAAGAGAGAAGATTTAAAGTATATGTAGATTATAAGTTGAAGTTAAAAGCATATAGCAAAAAAAATTTTGATCCTTTTTGCAGATGGGATAGAATAAGTATTCCATATAAAGATGGTAATAATATTGAAACAACAATCGGACAATTAAATTTTTTTAAATGGACCTTAGAAAATGATATTATTAAATATATTGAAGAACATTATGAAGAAATAGAAGAAGATATGAATAATAGAAATAGTACAAGTAAAAGAAAAGAACAAGTTATAGAAAATACAACAACAAAAACAAGAAAGAAGAGAGAAGAGTTGTCTGTTTCAGCTACAAAGAGTATTAAAAAAGAACAGGTTGAAATTATTGTAACTTTTCATTAGTTGCATTATATAAAGATTATATAACTATAAAATTATGGGACAATTTTTTTCTTCAATTAAATATGTAAATTTTGAAGATATTCAGATCATATGTAAGAATCAAAAATCTTCTACTATTATAATAAATACATTATTGTTAAATCAACAAAATTGTTTAATAAAAACAACTGTTCCGGCTATACAAGAGGAACATATTATCAACCAATTTATTCAACAAAAACAGTTATCAGTATACATTATTATTTATGGAAAAAATAATAATGAAGATGATTCAATTATAAAAAAATATAAACAATTAAAAACTTTAGGGTTTAGTAATATTTTTATTTATAAGGGAGGATTGTTTGAATGGTTGTTGCTTCAAGATATATTTGGAGAAGAAGAATTTCCAACTACATCAAAAGAAAATGATATATTGAAATATAAACCTATTTCTTATTATTGTATTAATAATAATAGATAAAAAATTAAATATAATCACACATTATTATTTTCCATTTTTCTTCAACTTTTATAATTTGGAATGGTTTACCACAACCATATATTTCATTTTTTTCAATTAATTCATCACATTTATCTTTTGGTAAATGAGGAGGAATCTGGGTATTTGTTTTTATAAATACACCATGACGAAATATTCCACAATTTATTTGTTCTATATGAACTAATAAATTACAATGAGGACAAGATAAAAAAATATTTTCATTCATTATATATTATTATTAATTTAATACATCAACATATTTGCATATATACCATCTTTCAATTTTCTAACATAATGTCCGACAATAACAGGAACCTGATCTTTAATTTGTTCTTCTTCTGAAAGATTAGAATAATCCACCAATTGAGGTAGTCTTCTTTTTTCCAATTGAATATACTTTACTGTATTATCTAAAGAACTTACAAATTCAATCTTAATCAAATCTTTTGGACCTAAACTTTCAATATTTGGATATTGACCTTTTTCATTTGCAACATTTACAATAGGAATGGAATTCAAATCAATATCTGGGTTACAACCTTTTTCTTTTTTGGGATTCAATACCCATTTTTCATCTACTTTTTCAGCATAATACATCAAAGCAAGAGTCCATGCATCATGTGCTCCTACACATTGTTTTGATATTGTAGATCCATTCAAATCCCATAATAAAGCCCATTCAAAATAATCATCTGAAAAATCAGCTCTAAATTCTGGGTAATAATTATCCCAACTGCAATGAAATATCATAATTAATTTGATAATTGTATAAATTTTTGGATTTGTCAAATCAAATGATTCAAATAATTTTTCAAACTTTTCTTTTCCTTTTTGAGAACGAAAACATGTTTCATATTTTTGATTGATAGTTTCTTCATCATAAGAAGAACAATAAATTCCATCTTGAAGATGGGCGAATAGTGACATCCAATGATTGAAATTCACTTCTTCAATTTTACTAGATTCTCTATTCAAAATTCTATGAAAAGAGTGAATATCTTGCATATATTTTGAATTAATTTTATTCAAATAAACATTCATTTGGGTAATATTTTCAAAAGCAGTCATCGTTAAAGTATAAAAAAATATAAATATATATATTTAAATCAATTTTTATTTAATAAGTTTCAATTTGGGTCAGACATGATAAAGTATACCATTGTTGATATATATCTGGAATAGTATATATATCAATATTTCCATCTAATACAATAACTTCAATATTTTTCTCTCTTAGTTCATTCATCATATCTTCATGATATTTAGAACATAATTGTAAATATTCTAATTCAATTGTATTTTCTCCAGTTCTATTTCTTTTATTAATTCTTTCTAAACAAACTTCCGGATCAGTTTTTATATAAATAATTTTTGACATTTTAATTTCTTGTGAAAATTCTTCAAACCATTTGCAATATATTTGATAATTAACATCTTCCATCATTTTATTATCATACAACATTTTTGCAAAAACATATTTATCTGTATATAAACATCTTTCTGTTATAATAATTGCATCTGGATTTTCTTTAATTGCTTTTCTTAACATAGAAAATCTAGAAATGAAAGCCATCATTTGAAATGAGAATGAATATTTATTTTTATCTTGATAAAATTTTTCAAAAATAGATTCTCCAGTCTCTCTATCACGAATTTGTAACCATTGTTCTACTGGTTCATCAACAAATATAATTTCTTTAATTTCTCTATCTTTTTGTATTTTTTTCAAATAAGAGAGAAAAGAAGATTTTCCAGAACCAATATTTCCATCAATTGAAATAATTTGTGACATATTTAATGAGTTAATAAATTATATAAATAAATTATTATTTCAATTTTTCTTTTATATAAACTGGATAAATGTGCCACATTAGATGCCAAGTCCATTCTAAAAAACGACCACTAAAATAGTTTGGAATATTTGTAGTTATAATCCAATTATATAACTTTATATAAAATTCTTTTGGAAAATTTCTTATTAAATTTTTATGAACTAAAAATTGTGCTGATCCTCTATACCCATATAAAAAATCTGGTTTATTTGGAATTTTTGAAAATGGTATATATTTTTCTAAAAAATTATTATACCATCTAATAAAAAGTTTATAAATTTTGATACCATGTACTTTTATTATTATATTTTTTGTATTCCAAAAACATTTATCATTGATATTGTAATAGTACCTATTACTGTTTATGGCTTCTTTATATTTATCAATAATTGAACCAGAATGATGCCATGAATATTCTTCATCATGAATAAAAAATGTAAAATCGGATAATTCATCATAATAGTCAATAATGTATTTTAAATATACAGATGCTTCATTTCCTTTATTTACTGGAATATTCAATGGATTATTTGGATTTTCTTTATCATATACAAAAACTTTTGAATTATTATTTATATTATATGCAAATTGTACGTTTTTTTTATAATTAGAAACAACAATATTTGTAATATTATTATCCATATTTATATAATATTATTATAATATTACAATAATATTACAATAATTACAATAAAAAATTGAAATAATTATAACAGTTTAAATAGACAATTAATTTAAAAGTATCATGGACTTGAATCAACGAAAACTTACTAAATCAGAATGGGAATCAATTGAAGTCCCTGTATCAGACAATGAAAAAGAAGTATTATCATTAATTTGTAATGGTTTTCATAATATTGATATTAAATATAATAGACACATTTCTCTCTTTGGATATTTAAAAATAGAATTTTCTACTTTGATGGAAGATTATTTATATTATACATACTTTTTGGGGAAAATAGAAGAAATGAAAAAATATGATGTTTCATTTGAATATGAAAAAAATATTAAATCAACACCTGTTATAAAAAAAGCAGACACAATAAGATTACAAAAAAATAATGTTGAAAAATTATTAGATAATATGAATATATATGAATATGTTTTGTTAGACTTAGCTGAAAAAATGTTAAAAAATATAACAACCGATCAATGGTATTTACATTATTTTACATTATATAAATTACTTACTACAAATGTATTACAAATAAATAGACATGTTATTGCTTTTATACAAAAATTATTAAATCAATATGAAAGTAAATTAATAATTTTGGATGTTATTAAAAATTCAACAGAATTTATAGAAAAAAATAAATTATTATTAAAATATGCAGATATGACATTATACGAACATCAAAAAGAATTATTTACTTATACTAAAATAGATGAACCAAAATTAATATTATATATTGCTCCAACTGGTACAGGCAAAACAATGTCTCCAATTGGATTATCTGAAGGTTATTTCACAAATGAAATTGGAGAGAAAGAACCTCATAAAATAATATTTGTATGTGCTGCGAGACATGTTGGATTAGCTCTTGCAAAATCATCTATTTCAATTGGTAAAAAGATTGCATTTGCTTTTGGTTGTTCTAGTGCAACAGATATTAGATTACATTATTATTCTGCAAAAGAATATACAAAACACAAAAAAAGTGGTGGGATTGGAAAGGTGGATAATTCAGTTGGAGATAAAGTTGAAATTATGATTTGCGATGTAAAATCGTATCTTCCAGCAATGTATTATATGATGTCTTTTAATAAAGCAAAAAATATAATAACATATTGGGATGAACCTACTATTACAATGGACTATGAAAGTCATGAACTTCATGAAACAATAAGACAAAATTGGAGAGAAAATTTAATTCCCAATTTGATATTATCTTCAGCAACATTACCAAAAATTCATGAAATTGAAAATACCATACAATCATTTCATTCTAAATTTGAAAATTCAAAAATATATAATATAGTAAGTTATGATTGTAAGAAATCTATTCCAATAATAAATAAGTTTGGTTATGTAATTGTTCCACATTTATTAAGTGATGATTATTTACAAATACAACAAATTGTAGAAAATTTGAGAGAAAATATGACATTATTAAGATATTTAGATTTAAATGAATTAATAAAATTTATTGTTTATATTTCATCTAAAATTAAATCTTCTGGATTGGAAGACCGATTTAAAAATATTGGAGATATTACAATGAGTTCAATTAAATTGTATTATTTAGATTTACTAGAATCTATCATAACTAATGTTTCTGAATTATGGCCGAAAATATATAATTCATTGAACTTAAAGAAGGAAAGAAAAATATTACCAAATAGTGAACTGGATACAAAAGGTATTTCTATTCGTAAATCAACAAGTTTTAATTCAGTAGTACAATCAAAAGAAGGAAGTTCTTTAAAAAGAACACAAAGTATGTCTTCAGTTAAAGAAGAATTACAAGAAGAACAAACTGGCATTTATGTTACTACAAAAGATGCTTTTACATTAACAGATGGACCAACAATTTTCTTGACAAATGAAGTAGAAAAAATTGCTAAATTTTATATACAACAATCAAATATTCCATCAAATGTAATGAATGATATATTAGAAAAAATTAATATTAATAATGCGATTAATGATAAAATTACCATATTAGAACAAGAATTGGAACTATTAACTGAAAAAAATAATACTTCTAATGAAGATACTGATAATGGAAAATCAAAGAAAAAAGATACAAAAGTAAAATTAGCTTCTGATGATAATACAAATGGTAGAAATATTTCTAGATTAGAAAATGAAATTGATCGGTTTAGAAATATGATACAAAGCGCACAATTAAATGAAACATTTGTTCCTAATAAACCACTTCATTTAAAAAAATGGTTTCCAAGTTTAAAAAAATGTAATCCATATACTAGTGATATAGACGAACAAACAATTATTGAAATAATGATGTTGAAAGATGTAGATGATAGTTGGAAAGTATTATTATTAATGGGAATTGGCGTATTTACCAATCATCCTAGTATTGCATATACTGAAATTATTAAGAAATTGGCAAATTCCCAAAAACTATACATGATTATAGCTTCTAGTGATTATATTTATGGTACTAATTATCAGTTTTGTCATGGTTATTTATCTAAAAATTTATCAATTACACAAGAAAAAATTATACAAGCGTTTGGAAGAATTGGAAGAAATAATATTCAACAAGAATATACTATTCGTTTAAGAGATGATTCTCAAATTTCAAAACTATTTTATAAAGATTTAGATAAACCAGAAGTTAAGAATATGAATATTCTCTTTTGTTAAATATAATATATGAGATTTGATTATTTATTTTCATATTGGATATTTAGTTGGTATTTACTTTATTTTTTTCATATAACTGATTATAACCCAAAATTTGTATTGATTTGTGGAATTATTGAAAATTTAATTATTCTTTTTTATATGATTTATTATAAAACAAATATAAATGTTATAATATTTTTTATTTTTGGAATATTTTTAATTAAAATTATACCTATTTATACAATTTGGAATACTATTATTAAATGGAAAGATATATTATCTACATTTATTTTATTTTTTATTTATCTAATTTGGTTATATATAAATAACAAATCATTATATTACATATATAATGATACAAAAAAAGTTATTTTGAATAAAAAATATTTTCCATTAACTGAATTATTAATAAAATTATATAATTATTTTTATAAAAATAAATAATATCATTATTTTATATGAATGAAACACAAAAACAAAAACGAAAATATGGTAATTATTGTTTAAGAAGTGCAAATGGAGAGAAAAAAAGAAAATGTCATACAGGGGAATGTGTTGATCTAGTATATAAAACACCGGGAGTTCGTGCAATAAGATGCAAAAAAGGAACTAGAAAATGTTCCGACCAAAAATGTTATCCTTTTTCAAAAAAATCAAAAAATCCTATATCAAACCCGTTTAGATTATTAAAAAATAAACCTGAGTCGTTGGATTCTAATTCAATTTCATCATCTGAATATGGAGAAAAAATTCATCCATTTATGGGAGAGAGAGAAGAACAAGATTTCCAAAATCAATTAGACCAACAAGAATTTCAAGACCAATTAGACCAAGAAGAAATATTATCTCCAAAAACAAAAAGATCTAAACGAAAAAAAAGTAAACCAAGTAAAAGAAATTTTACAAGTCATGGAAAATATGGAAGTAAAAGAAACACTTTTTCTATAGAAGAAGAAAAAATCCAACCTGTTCCAACTCCTCAATTATCATCATTAAATTTACCAGTTATAAGTAAAAAAAGAAAAAGAACAAAAAGAAGAAGTTCTAAAAAATCCAAATCAAATACAGATATTGTATATAACCGAATATCACCTCCACCATTAGAGAGAATATCACCTTTATCCTCATTAAAAGAATTACCTTTATCGCCATTAAAAGAATCACCTTTATATGCAGAAACAGTTTACTCATCTGAAACAAACACCTCTAAAAATAAACCTATTTTATTATTAGAAAATGGTAATATGGAACAAGAAGAAGAACCAGTTGAAGAGATAAGTTCTGTAGAAGAAGAAGAACCAGTTGAAGAGATAAGTTCTGTAGAAGAAGAAGAACCAGTTGAAGAGATAAGTTCTGTAGAAGAAGAGGAACCAGTTGAAGAGATAAGTTCTGTAGAAGAAGAGGAACCAGTTGAAGAGATAAGTTCTGTAGAAGAAGAAGAAGAACCAGTTGAAGAGATAAGTTCTGTAGAAGAGGAAGAGTTAAGTCCTCTAGAACCAGTTGTAGAAGAAGAACAAGTATTAGAGCCAGAGATACAGTCAGTTGAATTATTATCAGAATCATCAAAATCATCATCTCCTCGTAAGAAATCATCTTCTCCTTCTGCTTCTGAAATTTCTGTTGGTAGTATAAAATCAGAAGGTTCATCTGGTGGTAAAAAGCATTCTAAAAAACATAATAAGAAAAAATCTAAAAAACATAATAAGAAAAAATATAATAAAAAGTCAAAGAAACATGGTAAGAAGTCATCAAGAAAACGCTCAAAGAAATAATTTAATTATAAAATAGTTTCATTATATTTTTCTTTTATTTTTTCATCTAATCTATCTATTTGTTCTTTCAAATCATATGTTGATGGTAAAACCATTTTTAAATTTAATCTTTTTCCTTCAACTTTTTTTTCATAAACTAAATGTTCTTTTTCTCTCATTATAACGAGAGAAACATATTTTGGTAATGCTGGTGTATCTTTTTCTGGATAAATATCATTTTCTAAATCATCTACAACTTTATTTGCTTGATCTAATTTTTCTTTTATAGAAACTTTACTGGATTTACTTGTAAACCAAATTTTATCTAATTTTGGATGTTTTTCTACTTTGAAAAATTCTCTCTCTTTTGTGTGTTCTTTATCTAACCATTCATGATAATATACCACATACTTACGCATCATATCTTGTGTTATTCCTTCAGGTAATTGTATTGCATTATGTTTTCTTTCTCTCTTTGTTCCAACTTTTATTCCATTTTGATTATTTTCTTGTTCTTTTCTAGTAGCAATTCTTAAATTTTCTAAAGAATTATTAAGAGGATCTTGATCTATATGGTCTACACTAATATTTTTTGTTCCTTTTCCATTTCCATAACAATTCATTATAATTTGATGAATGTATATATTTTTCGAACACATAATGTAACCATTCAAATTTAAAAACCATGTAGTTTTTTCTCCATTATTATTTTTTTCTTCATAGTCTAAAATTTTTTGATAACTTTCAGGACAAAGTTTACAAATTGTATCTTTTTCACAATACATTAATAAATATTCTTTATTATTTTCAATAATTTTCCATAAAGGATTTTTAATAACATTTGCATCAACACCTAAATCTTTTTTATGTCCTTGTATATAGTCAATAATAGTATAATTATCTTTTATATTTTTATAATATAAATGATGAATTTCTACATTACATCTTCTTAAATCATATTTATTTCCATTTTTAAAATGATAATAAACATATGATGGAGGAAATCCGTATATAAAATCTAAATAATTATACCGTTTATAGTTATAACAATATGATGGATAATCTTCTTTTCCAGTAATAAAAACAAATTTATTTTTAAAATTAATTATATTAAAATTATCTGACATATCAACTAAATATTTTTTGTCATTATATTGAATTTCTACACAATTTAATTCTTCGTTGTTAATATAAGTTGGTTTCATGTTTTTATATAAGTCATCATAACTGTATACATATTTTTCAATTTTATTTTCAGAATCCATATTATACAATAGTATAATATGAACTTTTTAAGTTATTATTAAAATATATAAATAAACACATAAAAACGACCCAATCCGCTTAGTTGGAATATGCTAACCCACCCATTCCGGACATGATTCTGAGAACATTATAGTTAGTGGCATAAACTCTCACCTTTGCTGTCTTGGTTCCTTCCACAGTTGCGTTAGAAAGGACTAACTGTAATGTGGCATTATCAATTCTGGAGAAGTTGCATGTGCCAGAAGGCTGGTGTTCCTCAGGGCGAAGAGCGAATGAGTAAACATTAATACCTTCATCAGGATTACGAGTATGGCATTGGAAAGGTTGGACCCAAGAGAAATAAGAACCTTCACGCTCAGAGAAACGATCTTGTCCGTTTAATTGCAACTTGGCAACAACAACTGGGTTTTGTCCCCAACAATGCATATCCAACGAAGTTTCAGATAAAACAAATGTTCCTGCATCCGAAACAGATGAGTTAGCATTATGGTTAGTATGCGAAGCTAGTGTTTGGACTTGAGGTCCAATGTTATATGAGTAAGAAGTATTTCCAGCAGCAACATTTGCCACTCCAGTACCAGCAAGAGCAGATTGCAATTGAGAATTATTGTTGTCTAAAGAAGGATTGGTAGGAACATTTGGACCACCAAAGTTGGGTTCATTGTATGGGTCATTAGGTCCATTCCAGTAACCTGTAAAGTTGGATGGAGTCCATGCATCATCAGCACCAGCATCTTCAAATAACCCTCTAGCATCAATATAGTTTCCAGCAGTAACTTCATTAGGACCGCCAAAGGCATGAATTGCATTTGGAAGAGCATCAATTGCATCCGTGTAGTTAAAGGCTTGAGCTCCCAACACCTTAAACAACAAAGAGTCACATAAGAGAGAAGAACAGTAATCCACATTTTGATCGGGTTGAACGACCCAAATCAATTCCTTCACAGGATGGTTGAAATTCAACTTAATCTTGTTGGAAGAAGACCCTACACTCTCATCACCAGTAAACTGTAATTGAGAAATCAAATATTCATGAGGATTCTGGGCGAATCTTCTTCTCTCATCAGTATCTAAAAAGACATAGTCAACATAGAGAGAAGCAGCAACCATAGACTGGTTATAAGCAATTGTAGCAGCAACACTTGAACCAATATTCAATTGTGTATTAGGATTTGCTCCCATTGAATTGCATGATAAAGAAGTGACAGCCCAAAGACATTCATCAATTGGTCTGATATCCAAATTAATCTTAACTTCATGATACTGAAGAGCAATTAAAGGTAAGGCTAATCCAGGATTGCTGTTAAACCAAAACTGTAAAGGAATATAAAGTGTTGTTTCAGGAAGGGCATTACGAGGAGCACAAACCTGGCGAGGAGCTAAAGAGTCACAAGGTCCATCAACATCAGCAAAAGAGGGATCAGTAATAAATGTTAACTGAGTTGTATTACCAACCATCTTGAAATATGCTCTTTGTTGTTCGCTTGTCATCGTCAATTGATTCCAAATATGCATCCAGTCACCATATTGACGATCAATTCTTTGACCTCCAATCTCAACTTCAACCTGTGCGATAAGTTGCTCTCCAGGGAAATCCAACCATCTAGCATAAACAGAATTCTGACCGACCGCTATAGAAGTAGAATTTCCCATATATTGGTTAATTTCAGGAAGAGTAACCTGAAGATAAGTTCTGTAAGCTAAATCACCATTTCTGCTAATAGTGCATGTAACACGACGACCAAAATCAGCCTGTCCGTTGAATGTTTGTTCTATAGATTCAATTGCAAAATTTGTATAACGACGATAAGTAACTTTCCAAAAAGTTATTTGAGGATTACCAGTAAGATAAACATCTTGTGCGCCATAGGCAACCAATTGCATTAAACCACCACCCATAGTTTATATTATTGCTAAAGAAAATAATTCTCATTTTTAATTTTTAATTTATTATTATTATTATACAAAAATTATATTTTATAATAAATTACATTATAACCAATACTAAAATATATTATGATAATACTGTATTAACATCAAAATTATTATTCATAAAAGATGTTAAATATTCTTCTTTAAATACTTCTTTTATATTATTATGAGGTTTAGTAAATATATAAGAATTGTTATCTTTTCTTACACACCAACCATCATTAATTGCATTATTTATAAATAACATTTTTTGAAATTGAATATTTTTTATTCTTATTTTTTTTTCTAAATAAACATTAATATCCATTAATATTTAGATTAGTAAATATTTTATAAAACTTATCTTATTTTCGTCAATTTAGTATTTATTTTATGTATTTAACATAATTACAAATTAAATAATTTAATTAATAATATTATATGCCTTCTTTTAAACCAAAAATTTTAAAAAAAATAAAACATGATACGAAAACTAATTATTTATTAGATGTTAAACATAATGAATTTATACATGAATTTAATAAAAATGATACTGATAAAAAACCAAAAATGATAAAAGAATTAAATTTATTAGAAAATAAATTAAATTCTTATAAACTAGGAGAACTAAAACTTACTATAGAACAATTAATGGAAATAAAAGATAATATTATTTTATTAAAAAAAGAAATTAATATTTTAGAGAGAAAAAGATTAAATTATTATTTGGATAATTCAAAATATATTTTTGATTATTTTGAAAATAAAAAAAGAGTCTCTCAAGGCGAATCATTAAATAAAAATAATATGTTGAATAATTTTTTTAAAATAAATACTAATCAAAATCAAAATACTGAAAATACTAATAATATTTGTTCTAAATATCTTTCTAATATAGATGAAAATTTTGTAAATATGGATGATTATATTAAACAAAGTGATGTTTGTTCTCATTGTCATAAAGGCGAATTAATTCCAATGGATGATGAAGGAGTTCTTATTTGTAATTATTGTTTTCGTAATATTAAATATTTGATAGAAAATGATAAACCTTCTTATAAAGAACCCCCTAAAGAAGTTTGCTTTTATGCTTATAAAAAAATTAATCATTTCAAAGAAATTCTCGCACAATTTCAAGGAAAAGAAACTACTTTAATACCAACTGAAGTTATTGAAACTTTAAAAAATCAAATTAAAAAAGAGAGAATTGATATTAACAATTTAAATTATAATGATACTAAATTATTATTAAAAAAATTAGGTTATAATAAATTTTACGAACATATTAATTTTATTAAAGATAAATTAGGTATTCATCCACCTATTATCTCTCAAGAATTAGAAGATACATTATGTAATTTCTTTATTGAAATACAAAGTCCTTATGCAAAACATTGTCCTGATTATAGAGTTAACTTTCTTCATTATTATTATGTACTATATAAACTTTTTGAATTATTAGGAGAAACTACTTATTTAAAAGATATTCCTTTATTGAAAGATAGAGAGAAACTAATCGGCCAAGATGCAATTTGGGCTAAAATTTGTGAAGAATTAAATTGGGAATTTATTCCTACTATATAAATATATAAATATACTATATGGAAAAATCAATATATAATAATAATAACCTTTTAGTTTTAACTATTGATAACTCTGTTACTGAAATACATAATAATGAATATCAATTTGAAAAATTATATGAAGGAGTCAAAATTGATCCAGTTAATAGTTCTCTCCAAACAATTGGAGATTATTCATTTGCTAATACTCATATACCCGAATTTATAATTCCTACAAATGTTATAACTTTAGGAGACTATTGCTTTCATTTATGTACGAATTTATCAAATATTTCTTTAGAAAAATCAAAATGTACTACTATTCCTATTAGTTTTTGTGATAGTTGTTATACTTTAACAAATGTTAAATTATCTGATAATATAAAAAATATCAATGATTATGCTTTTTGTGGTTGTTCTTCATTAAAAAATATAAATATTCCAGATTCAGTTACTACTATTAATAACTATGTATTCTATAATTGTTCTGATCTAAAAGAATTTACTCCATCTAAAAATAGTAATATTAATAAATTTGGAGAAGGCGCTTTTCAATATTGCTCTTCATTAGAAAATTTTACTTTTCCAAAAAAAATACAAAGTGTTGGAAATAATATATTTAATTTTTGTAATCATTTAAAAAATGTATATTTTTTAGGTGATAATATTTATCCTACAAATTTATTTGATAATTCTTATTCAACTAATATTAATATTTATTATAAGAGTAAATATAATTATTATAATCATTTTAATACAGAAGGAACAACATTTAATTATATAAAATTAAATTCAAGCCCTATACCAATATCAAATGTTTGTTTTTTAGAAAATACAAAAATTAATACAGATCAAGGTATTATTGAAATTAAAAATATTAATCCAGAAGTAAATACTATTTATAATAAAAAAATTGTAGGCATATCTAAAACAATAACTAATGAAAAATATCTTATTTCTTTTGAAAAATCATCTTTATATAATAATGTTCCAAAAGAGAGAACAATTCTTAGCCAAAATCATAAAATTTATTATAAAGGAAAGTGGTTACCGTCTCGTTTATTTTTAAATAAAAAAGGAGTTAACAAAATAGTATATAATGGAGAAATATTATATAATATTTTAATGGAAAAATATGATAAAATTATTGTTAATAATTTAATATGTGAAACATTACATCCAAATAATATTATTGCAAAAATAATAAAAAATAATTATACTGAAGAATACAAAAATAAAATAATTATTTTAATGAATAAATACATAATGAATAAAGAATATAGCCAAATAAGAAAATTATCAGAAATTATTACTTAGTTTTATTAGATCTATTAGATTTCTTTGTTTTCTTAGATTTCTTAGATTTCTTTGTTTTCTTAGATTTCTTTGTTTTCTTTGTTTTCTTTGTTTTCTTTGATTTCTTTGATTTCTTTGATTTTTTACCTCCACTTGGAAATGATATGTTACTAGGAAATGAGAGTTGAGAATCATTTTGAGATAATCCTTGACTCAAACTAGGAAATGAGCGTTGAGATAATCCTTGACTCAAACTAGGAAATGAGCGTTGAGATAATCCTTGACTCAAACTTGGTAATTCATCATCATCATCATCTAATTCTTCTTCCGATTCAGATATATCTGATACAGCTTGTGATGCAGGTGTTAAAGGTGATAAAGGTGTTCTAGGTGATTGGTTATATGGGGATTGTAATCTTGATTCTTTGGTAGATAACCTAGGCGACTTAGGCGACTTAGGCGACCTGGGTGATTTTAATGATCTATTTGATTTTAATGAAGAAAATGAAAATAAAGAATTAATTTCGTCTTGAGACATCAAATTACTTAATGGTAATAATATTAACGGTTCAGAATCTGAAAATATTTTTAATGATTTATTACTTTGTGCGCTTCTTGGACTTTCAATATCATCACGATCTAATGCTTGTTCTGGCGGGTTAGTTACTAATCCTCTAGAAATAATGCTTTCAAAAAACTTTCCACAAGTAAAATGAATATAATAAGTTGTACCTTCCATTTTATCTTGTAAAACTAAATATACTCTATTTAACGCATCTAATATTATATCAAAATTTTTTTTATTTATCTTATATGGGATTCCTTTAATAACTACTTCATAATTTTGATAATTATCAAAATTTTGAAAATTTTTATTAACTACAAGTATTTTTTCTGGTGATATATCTTGTAATGATTTATATTCTTGAGGTAAAGTATGTGGAGTAATTTCTACAGTTGAATCATCTATTTTTGATACTGGAATAAATAATATAATTATAGAACTATTTTCGTGACCGACTGTCGTACAAGCATAACTTACATTAACTAAAATATTTAGTATTTGTTCTCTTCCTTCAGGTGTATCATAAGTATTAAAATCAGTAAAATAAATTGCTTTTTCAAGTTGGTCGGTTACAGAATATTCTGAAAAAACACTCATACAATTAGTTTATAATATTATTATATTACATTCCTAAACCACCTGGAAATCCAACTAAATTAGCTCCAATTCCAAATCCTGCTCCAGTTCTTGTAGAAACTCCTATATTTGGAACATAACAATCTAATATGCTAAATGTAGCTGCGGCAGTTAAAGCAATTAATGTAACTTCTTCCATATTTAAAGATCGTTGAGGTATAGCATAAGCTGCTATAGCAACCATTAATCCTTCAACTAAATACTTTATAATTCTTTTCATAATTTCTGTAAAATCCATCATATTATATATAATATATAAATACTTAAAAATATATATATTACTTTTTATTATGAATTCAATTAATAATAAACCAAAGTATGTAGATTTATTGGAAGAAGATAAACCTATAGCAGGACAAAAATTTACATGTATTTCGTTTGTATCTCCTGAAAACATACTAAAAAAAAAAGAAATTTATTATTTTGAAGAGTTTTTAAAGTCATGGGATTTCAATAAGTCAATGGAAAAGACTATACAATTTTTAAATTTTCTCTCTTATAAATATAAATTGACTTTTGATGATATCATGAATGATTTTAATGAATTTGTAAAAGAAGAAAAGGATAATTTGGTAAAGAGTTCTTTAAAAGATGAATATAAGACATATATAGATCAAAATGAAGAAAGATTGGAAAATCAATTTAATTCTACTTATAATTTTCAAACTTCTGTTCGTGGTTTAAAAGTAAGAGGTGTTTATCCTTCTTTAGAAGAAGCAGAATTGAGATGTAAAATGTTGAGAGAAATTGATCCGAATCATGATGTATATGTGGGTCCAGTTGGATTATGGATGCCTTGGGAACCTGAAGCATACAAGACAGGAAGAGTAGAATATATGGAAGATGAATTGAATCAATTAATGCATGAAAAAACAAAGAATGAAACATTTGCTAAAAATGCTTTCGAGCAAAGAGTAAAAGAAACAAAGAAGAAGGCAATTGAAGAAAATATAAAGAATGCTACAAAATCTGGTTCTTCTTTAACACAAAATATTGATGCAGAAGGAAATTTGGTTGGAATTAATAATATGAATACACAAGAAAAGACATTGTTAGAAAAACAAGAAGAAAATACAGATATATCTGTTTCGGATATTCGTAATGAATTATTTGAAGGAGATAATATTATAGTTGGAAAATCAGATTATGGAAAGAATGTTTTTGAAAATGGTGTTGTTAGTTAATAATTATGATATAATATTTAATAATATTATATCATGACAAAAAAAATAATATCTCCAATTCGGTTTTATGATAATCAAACAGATATTATAAAACAATTTAATAGTAGTTTAAAATATGTAGATGCATTTTTAGTTTCAAATACTCCAAATAGAGAGATATTAAAAGGAAATAAAAATTCTTATAATTATACATCTGAATTTTTAAAAATTTATCCTGAAAATAAATTTGCACAACATTTATATTCTTTAAAAAATAGAGAGAATGGTTCATGTATTGGATTTTCTGAAAAAGATGCAATAGAGTTAATAAAATGGGCTAATAAATTAATAAATAATAAAGTAGCTATTTTTGATTGGGATGGAACATTATCTGTAATTGAAGGAGTTGTTCTTCCTAGAACTGAATCTGAAATGAAAATATATCAATATAAAAATATTTCTTTTCATGAAATAGCACATTATTATTGTGGAACAAAATACAGATTTTCTTGGTTAAGAAGTATGTTTGAATATTTACATAATAAAAATGTAGAAATATTTATTTTAACAAATAATCCAATTGCTTCCACAAAAAAAATAATTGGATTAGGAAAAGAATCAAAAAATAATTTTTTTAGAGTTGCAAAAGAAATGATACCTTGTTTGAAAAAAGAAAATATATTATGTGGGTATGATACAAATGGATTTAAACCTGATACTTTTTTAAAAAATAAATATTTATATAACTTATATTCTAGTATATATATATGAATGATATATTAAATGAAATATTACCAGAAAAAAAAAGATATCTTTATTTATCAGATAAAGATAAAGTTATTTCTTTTTTACGTTCTGTTATTAATATAAATTATGAAAATTGTATGAATACTATTGAGACAAATAAACAGTCAAATAAATTTTGTTATAATGAAATTAAAAATCTTCATAAAAGAGGAAATGTAGAAATTGGTAATATAAAATTATATGATTTATTTGAAGAAGGTTGTTTTCATAGAAAACATAAAAATAGTTCAGAAGATTGTAAACATAAAGGTTTTTTTATTATACAAAATAAAAAAAATTTTTTTTATAAATATTTAGAAAGTGAATTGAATTTGTCATATGAAACTATAATGCAAATTGATAAATATATTGAACCAACTAATTTAAAAAGAATAAAAAAGTTAGTATCATCTTCAATAAAAAATGAAACAAATTTTGTTTCAGATGTTATGCCAGATAGAACTTATATAAATTCTATTGTTAAAAAACCAGGTATATTTTATAGAGAAAAAACGATTCCTCGTGTAATAAGTTCAAGAAATACAACTACTAGAAAATATGTACCTACAACTAAACTAAGCAATTGGAAAGAAGAAGAAAATATGTTAAAAACATATCATAGTATTAGACAGAATAGATCATCTAAAATAATTAGTAAAAAATTAAGAGAACATCCACAAGCAATTTTATCTTATAAATTACATAAAATTTGTAATGATTCAGGGTACTGTATTGCTTTTGGTAAAAAAACAGAATTAATTAAAGAATTATTTGAAAATTTTAATAATCCAAAATTTATAAAATCTATTACTACTCTCTCATCAGGAGGTAATGGAGAGGTTCTAGAAGTATTATTTGAAAGATATAAATATCAAGTATATACTATTTTAAAAATAACTTTAAAAACTACTAAAATTATAGATAATTTAGTATATGAATATATTGTTGGTAAATTTTTAATAAATAAATATTATAAAAAATTTCCTTGTTTTTTAGAAACATATGGATTTATATTTAATAGTCAAATAAAAAATATAAAAACTGATAAAGATATTTTTAATATCCATAATATAGATATTCCAGATATAAAACAACTACTCAAAGCTGGATGTACGGATGAAAAGGATTATTTTGGACTTGTAATTGAATATGTTAAAAATCCAAAAACATTACTTGATAAATTAAAACATCATTCTTTTTGGTATAAAAATTTATTAAATACATTATTCCAAGTTTATTATACTTTATTTTTAATGAAAGATGTATTTACTCATTATGATTTACATCTAAATAATGTATTAGTATTTGAACCTAAACATCATCATTATATACAATATAATTATCATTATAAAGAAGAAATTATTAGTTTTAAATCAAATTATTTAGTAAAAATAATAGATTATGGTAGGTGTAGTTTTATAAATAATGAAGATAAAATTAATTCTCGTGATATATTTAATGAGTTATGTAGTATTCAAGAATGTAAAGAAAAAGATTCTAAACCATGTGGTGCAAGAAAAGGATTTATAGTTTCAAAACCAGATGATGCTAGTTATATTACACCAAGAAAAATAAATATTAGTCATGATTTACGATTATTAAAACAGGTTGGATTTTATTTTAATAAATATTTTGATGAAAAATTAACTTATACAAGACAATTTATTAAAAAAGATAGAGAGAATATATATGTACTAATGAATGCGGTTAAATTTATTGAAGAATATGGTACACCTGAAGATAAAAATTCTGGTTTAACTGGAAATTTTAATACTTCTTCAATAAATAATATAGTGGATGCATTTTTTATATTAAAAGAATTAATACAATTACCTTATATTATAACTCAAAATGATAATTTTTATAATGATAAAATAAAATTAGGAGATTTAAATATTTATGATGATGGAAAAGATATGGTATTTAATGAAATATAATATTTTAATAATATATATGAAAAAAATAAGTAGTCCTAGACGTAGTAGAAGTTCTAGTAGAAGTTCTAGTAGAAGTTCTAGTAGAAGTCCTAGAATGCGTAGAAGTGATAGTTTAGGATCTGAGAATGAAGGATTATCTTTTTTAAGTGGTTCAGAAGATAGTATTGGTTCAAGTGGAAGTCTTCATAAAAAAAGAAACTTTTCTAAAAAATCTAAACCAAAAACAGAATCTAAATCAAAAATTAGAGAAGAAGATATAATAAATAAATTAACTAATTATACTTTAAAAAACCAAAAAAAACAAGAAAAAAGAATGGAAGATATTGATAATATTTTTTTAACTAAAGAACAAATGCGTCAAAAAAAGGAATTAGAAGAAGTTGCAAAAGCAAATCGTAAATACTTTATAGAAGAAAAATCTGAAAGAGATAGAGAAGCAAAAGAAAGACGAGAAAGACATAAAAAAATGGTTAAACCAAAAGATTATGATAGTCTATTTTATAATTTATTTTCAAAACCCCCAAAAGGTGGAAGAAAAACTAAAAAAAGAAGAAGAAGATAAATTACCAATTATTTTTCTTTTTTACATTTATTTTAGGTCCTTGTCCTCTTTTTTTTACATTATTTGGATCATACATTTCATCTTCATCATCTGAATTAATATCTTTACTTAATTCCCAAAATTCTTTACTTCCTAATTTGAAATCATTATGTGATTCTGCTTTATACCAAAATACTTGTTCTGATAATTTATTTGATTGTGCACTATTATTAATAACTAAACATTCATAATTTTCAGTACATTGATCCATAACTTGACAAAATGATTCAAATGTAGGAAACATTCCAGCATAATTTTCATATATTCTTTTACGATTTGATATATAAGGTTCTCTCAATATAAATACAAAATCAATATTTGTTCGTAAAGTGGGAGGAATACCTAATGGATATTGCATAGTAATAATTAACATTATACGCCAGTGACGACCATTCATAAAAAGAAGTCTCATCATTTTATCTCTAGTCCAAGTTCCATCATATAAACAATCATCTAAAATAACAAATGATCTAGGGTCAATATTACTTTTCTTATATGTTTCTATTTCTCTCTTTATTTGCTTCAAAACAGTTTTTTGTCGTTTTAATATATTTTCTATAATTGCTGTATTATATTCATTATGAATAAATAATTTAGGAACCATCTTTCCATAATAACCATTTCCTTCTTCTGTTCCTGCTACAACTACCCCTATAGGGATATCTTGATGATAATAAAGAAGGTCTCTTACTAAATAACTTTTACCAGTTCCTCTTCTTCCGATTAATACGCATACAGGAGCTTTCATTTCATTTGGTTTAAAACTAATTGCTTTCATATCAAATTTTTTTAATTCTAATGTCATAAAATTATAAATGTATTTTTTATAATTTTATTACGCATATATTATATGAAAAATTACTATAGTATTACAAATGAATTAGAAAATTTACAACCAGTTAAAAGAAGTTTTTTAAATGTATTTGGTTATTCTTCTAAAAAAGAGAAAGAAGAAAACTTTAAAAGTTTTGTATTATCTGTAATTCGTATAAATTATCATAGTTGCATAAGAAATATAAATAATAAAAGTTATGAAACTCTTTGTGATAAAGATAAAAAAAATATTTATAAATTAGGACAAAATATAAAAATAAAAAATTATCATATTATTGATTTATTTGAAGAAATAACAGTTAAAGGTAAATATGATATAACTAAAATATTTTTTTTAATAACAGAATCTAAAAAAGTTAAAATATTTTTAAATGAAATATATAATTATTATGATGAAAATTCATATGAAATAGAAAAAATAAAAAAATATACTATATTTAAATATTCGGACATTTTTAATATTGAAAAAGAAAAAGAAAAAAATATATTTGAACATGTAAATAAAGAACAACAATATTTATCCAATATAAAAAATAATAAATATTATAAAAATTTGTTAAAATATAAACAATATAATAATCCTATGATGACTAGACGCAATTCATCTATTATTACAAATAAATCTTCAAGAAAAATATCTTCTCCGATAAGTTTAGGAACTAGAAAAAAAGAGAGAAAAAGTAATTCATCTAATTTTTCATTAGGATCATCTGGATTAGGTTCTTCTTCTTAATTTACCCAAATTTGATATTTATTAGTATAAAATATGTAATAATAATATATTATTTAGCTAAAATGAATAACTCTCATAATTTATTAATTCATTATGAAAAAAGAAAGAATAAAACATTTTTTGAAAAATGTAAAGAACCTGAAATTTATGATATTGAAACAATTCAAAATTTTAATCCAATTTATAAAAATTTCTTTGAATTAAATGAAACTAACTATAACTCTATTAATTTAAATCATCCAAAATATATTTATGATGTAAATTTTAATATGGAAACAAATAATTACGAACATATTATAAAAGAAAATGATAAAATATTAAATGAAAATGTATTTATAAAACAGGCTCCTATATTAGATCCATTTAAATTTTTATTAGGAAAATATAATGAAACAATAAATTATAGTTTACCTTCTTTACAAAATTTTGATACATCTGATGTCAGTATAAAATTAAACGATCCAAATAATTCTGCATATGTTGATGGATTTTTTTATTTTCTCTCTAATGAACTATTAAATAAATATAATTTTATTCATGGAATTGATTTTTATGGTTCATTTGTATGTATCAAAAATAATTTTAAGATTAATATTGAGGATGATATTGAATATTTAATTAAATCTGATTATTTCAATAAAAATAAAAATTTATTTTTAATAAAAGATGTGGATTTATTTGGAAATCAAAAATTAAAACCAATAAAAATTCATCACGAAGAAAATTTAAATTTGTCTATATCTAGTATTGATGATAAAATTTTTGAAGATTTATTTTTAGAAACAGAAAAAACAGTTGACAATTTAGAAGAAATTAATATTGAAAATACTGATTATGAAACCGATAATAATAAACATAATACTTCATTAAATACTTCATCAAATAGTTCTTCTAGTTGTTCTTCTAGAACTTCTTATACAAGTAAAGATGATACTAATGAAGAAGATGGTTCTAATTTTGACTCAGATAATTGTTCTAAATCAGAGTCAGAATCAGATAATAGTTCAGAAAGCTCTGACAGATCTGATATTTCTTCTTTTCATAGTAATCCTATTTATGCAACATTTCCAAAATTTCCTGTAAATATGATATTTATTAAAAAGTGTGAAGATACATTAGATAACTTAATATTAAATGAAACTTTTAAAACAGAAGATGAATGGTTTTCGTCTCTCTTTCAAATAATAATGATATTAATTACTTTTCAAAAATGTTTTTCCTTTACACATAATGATCTACATACAAATAATATTATGTATAATTCAACAGAAGAAAAATATTTGTATTATTTTTATAATGAAACTTATTATAAAGTTCCAACATATGGAAGAATATTTAAAATTATAGATTTTGGTAGAAGTATTTATAAAGTAAATAATAAAACAATTTGTAGCGATAGTTTTAAAAAGGGAGAAGATGCTTCTACACAATATAATTTTGGACCTTTTTTTAATGAAAAGAAACCAAGAATAGAACCCAATTATAGTTTTGATTTATGTAGGTTAGCATGTTCTATTTTTGACTATGTTGTAGATGATATTGATGATATTAAACACTTAAAAAAATGTTCTCCATTAGTTCGTTTAATTGTTGAATGGTGTATGGATGATAATAATCTGAATGTTCTTTATAAATCAAATGGTGAAGAGAGATATGAAGAATTTAAGTTATATAAAATGATAGCAAGAAGCGTCCATAATCATACTCCACAAAATCAATTAAATAAGAAAGAATTTAGTAAATATAAAACTATAAGTAAAAAAATACCTAAAGAAGAAAAATTAAAAGTTATAAATATTGATAATTTACCAATTTTTTAAAAATATAATAATAATATATGTCTTTACAATCAAGTAATTTTTCTCTAAAAAATAAACTAAAAAAATTACCAACTATTTTAGAAAATTCAGAAGAAATTGATGATGATAAACATATGCGTCAAAATTCTTTTCTATCTACCCAAAGTTCTTTTAAAAACTCTGATTCTAACTTTTCAAATCTTTCATTACAATCTTCAAATAAGAGTGATGATGATTATATTATAGATGAAAGGGATATTTATACATTATTAAAAAAATTAAATAAATTAGCATTAGAACAACATAATTTAACATATTCCAAAATAAAAGAAAAAGAATTATTATTATTAAAAAATAAAATAAATATAATTAAAACAGAAATTGATGAAAAATACAATGATTTAGTAAAAGAAATTGTAAATACCAATATTGATTCTTCTTACGTACAAAGAGATATATTTGGTAAGATTCGTTTAAGAAGAGTTAAAAACTTACAAGATAAAGAAATATATAAAACATATAAAAATAAATTAAATCTAATATTAAAAAACTTAGATAATATACTTAAACATGTTAAAACTGATTTAACTGCTATATATATTCTTAGTTATAAAGAAAAATTAATAAACAAAATAAATGAAGATAAACAAAATATAAAATTTATATTAAGTGAATTATTAGCTTATTATAATGAAGAATTGCCATTTTATAGAAAAAAATGGTGGGGAGGAAATAAAACACAAAAAAGAAAATGGTCTAATAAATATAAAAAAAGTATAAATTGTAAAAATCCAAAAGGGTTTTCACAAAAACAATATTGTAAATATGGAAGAACACAGAAAAGACATTAACGATAACGAATTAAATAACATTTTCTTGTTTTGAATTTATTATATTTCATATTTTTTTCAATTATCTCTTTGACTTCATCATATGAAAATTTATGATGAAGTCCTTTTATATAAAATCTATTATTACCTTTTACTATTAATATTGCTCCCAATTGTATTGCATAATTTAATACTTCATCAAATGAAGATGAAATAGGCATTAATTTTTCAGTAGATAAATCACTGTTTCCAGAATCAGTATTATATTCTGTATAAATTTTTGAATTATCCATTATTCATTTTATAAGTAATTCATTTATAAATTTTTGAATTATCCATTATTCATTTTATAAGTAATTCATTTATAAATTATTACTTTCAATTTTATATTTAATCAAATATACATCATGTGTTTTATATTTTTTATGTATTAAATTATTTTCAATATCATTTTTGGCTTCATTGTAAGATTTTATTTTTTTTTTACATGGTTGTCCTGGATATCCTTTAATATAATATTTTCCACCACCATGTCCATTGCATTTTCCAATTAGAAGAGCTTTTCTTCTAATTGCTTCTCTAATAACTATTTGTGGAGATGTATCATGTGGAAATGTTATTTCATGTTTTCTAGAACCATAATCTTCACGACCAGAATCAGTATTTTCATATTTTATAACATTTGCATTTTCATCATTGAAAAATTCAGTCATTTTTTAATTTTGGAGAGAATATTTCATTATAAGTAATATAACTATAAGTAATTTAATTTCAATTTTATATAAAAATTATCTTTTATCTAAATATTGCCAAGTCAATTTTTTAATTTATCTCTTATTGAGATTTGATTAAAAAAATAAAATCAAAGATTTTCTTTTTTTATAAAATAAAAACAACTTTTATAAAAGTTGTTTTTATTTTATCTAAATATTGCCAAGTCAATATTTTAATTTATGCATTCTTACTTCTGGCATTCCATTTTTACGATATTTTAAAGAAAAAATATCTGGATATTTACTTATTAAATATTCGGCTGATTTTTTGTTTCTCTCTAATCTATCTATTCCAACTCCACCTTCCGCATTAAATTTTGTTTTTGGATTTATATTATTAAATCTTATTACTCCTCCATCCATTTTATAATACAATACTGACATTTCATAATCTTCTCTCGTTTCTATAGTTGTAGAAGGATATAATCTTTTATCATGTCTATTAATATATCCATACATCATTCCTATAATGAACCTCAAATCATCCGTTATTTTATTTTTCATAAAAAAAGGATTTCTAACTGGATATATTCCCCAAATATATAGACCTTTTTCTCTCATTAATTTGTATGCATCAATGAAAAATTGATCTAAATCTTTTATTTTAACCAATTTATCAGTTCCTTTTAGCTTTGATACTTCTTCTATATCATCATCTAGAGAGACTATATATTGTCCTATTGGGAAATACTTGGATATAAAGATGCGTTGATTTGTAATTCCTAATTTACCTATTACTATTTTATGATACAAATTTTTATCTACATTTTCTTCATATAATTTATATTGTGATTTATTCGCAACAAATATGAATATTTTATTTTTGGAAACATTACCTTCATGTAAAGTTTTTAAAGTTTTATTTGAAATAACTTCATACCTATTATAAGAAGGAATTGCAATAATATAATTAGACATAATTATATTATATTATATAAATAATTAATTATTGGTTTTCAATTATATTTAAAATTTTATTATTTAAATATTCACATTGTCCTTCATGACTAAAATATTTTTCAGATAATACCATTGCATTTTCCATTATTTTTTTTGCTTCATCATCATTATTTATTAACCAATCTATTTTTTCTTTTAAATCACTTAAATCATAATTAATAGGAACATAATTTTCCATTGGTTTTAAATATTCTTTAAACCACCAATTATTATCAGGATGAGTAATCATTATTGGTACAGATCCAGAACCAAATACCCATTGATGATTTGATGCTATACAATTACCATCAATAATCATTATATATTTATGTTGAAAATGTTTATCTAAATTACATCTATCTCCAAAATATTCGGAAGGTATCGGCATATTTTTTTGCCAATCACTCCAATAAGTTAATTTTACATCTGTATTTGGATAATTATGTAATGAATAAACAGTATTTATTCTTATGGATGGATATCCTCCAGATGTTCCGCCACGCCAAAAAACAACTGATTTTTTATCATTCCAATCTATTTTTGGAACATCTTTTAATACATGTTTTAAACCATTGGAAAAAGTATCATCATCTAGTGGTAAATATAAAATATTAGATTTAGATACATTTCTAGTGCACAGCACTCCAATTATTTTTATATTATTATTATCTATTCTTTTTATTATATTTGAATATTCTTCTTCATGTTCTATTCCATCACAAGAAGAAATTAATAATGAAATTTTCTTATTATTTATATCTGCATAATTTTTTATGAAA